CGGAAAACGGCTCTGATCTTGCCCCAGTGCCGGATCACCCATAGCACCGCGAGACCGATGGGGCCGGTGATGATCGCCAGCACCAAAGGCCAGTTCTTTTTGAGCCAGCCGAACGGGTCTTTGGCGCGCGCCCACAGCCAGGAGAACGCTCGGCCGGCGCCATGCAACGCGGCGTGGACGATGTTGCGGAACGTCTCAGAGCGTCTATAGGCGATGATCAGCGCGCCGACTAGGGCAGCGATTAGCACGATGATGATGCCGATCGGGTTAGCCGATAGTGCGGCGTTGATCAGCCACTGAGCGGCTGACCACGCGATGGTGGCGACGCGGATTGCCCTGGTGGCGACAGTCCAGGCAACCATCACGCCGCGCGCGACGCGCATAGCCGCGTTAGCGCTCAGGATCACGACCAGCAGCGCGCCCAGCCCGACAGCTACCCGTGCGGCCGCGGTTTGGTGCCTGTCTAGGAATCGGGCAGCGGCGCCGAACGCGGGCCCAAACTGGGTCGCCAGGATCGCGGAGGCCTTGGTCACGATCGGCAGCACCTTGTTGCCGATGACGTCGACGAACTTGGTCTGCACCTGACGGACAAACGAGGTGATGTTGGTTTGGGCGTTGTCGTTGAGCTTTTTAGACATGTCGTCGGCGGCGCCGGCGACGTTGCCGAGCTCCTTAGTGGCCTTCGACGTGTCCATCGCGAACAGCGCCTGCCCAAGATCCTCGGCCTGGGTGCCGAATAGTGCTGTGGCGATCTGGGCTTGCTTGGTGGGGTCCTTGATGGCGCGGAGCCGGTCGAGGACGGTCCCGAGCCCCTTCTCAGCGGCCGGGCCGCCCTTCGCGATCTGGGCGGCCATGTCTTTCGCGTTGAGGCCGAGCCCCTTAAACCCTTGCGCTGACAGTTTGCTGCCGTCGACGGCGCGGATCGAGAACTCTTTGAGGGCGTCGGCGGCGACGTCGCTGTCGCGGGCGCCGGCCTTGACGGCCTGGTTGATCAGGCCCAGCGCGGCCGGCCCGTCGAGGCCGAGCTTGCGGAACTGGGTGCCGTACTCATTGAACGTATCGAGCAGATCGTCGGCCTTATTTGCTGGCCCCTGCAGCCCCTTGGTGATGATGTCGAGGGCCTCTTTGCCGTTTTTGGCTAGCCCGGTGCGCATGAGCTGGCCGGCGGCGCCAGTCACCTTGTTCAGGTCCTGATCAAACGCGGAGGCGACGTCGAGGACTTTGCCGGTGATGTCCTCTAGCTCGGCTGCGCTAGTGCGTTTCAGCGACACCATGTTCTGGCCGACCGACTTCACGGCGTCGTTGACCTGCCCCAAAGATTCGCCGTAGGCGTTGCCGAATAGCCGGCCCGCGACCTGCCCCACTTTCGCGCTGTCCTTGGCTGACAGGTCCAGTTGGGCGCGGAGCTTATTGCGGGCCGGCTGCAGGTCCATCGCCTTCGCCACGGATCCGACGACGGCGAGACCGATGCCGACGCCGGCGGTCGCGGCGAGCCGTTTACCGGATGCGCCCCAGGTGCGCACCTTGTCCAGCGCCGACTGCAGGCCGGCGGTAAAAGGGCTTTGGTCGAGCTCGAGGGTGCCGTACAGGGCGCCTAGATCAAGTGCCACGCTGCTGCTGCCCCCTCTCGTCGTCGTCGCCCAGGTTGGGCGGGTCCAGCACTAGCCCTATGCGTGTCGCCGGGACCATCACTAGCCGGTGGCCCCCTTGCTTGGTGGGCCGGTAGAGGATCGCCGGCGGGATGCTCAGGAGCTCCTCGACGCGGCTTCTGAGGTAGTGCCAGCTGATTTTTTGGTAGTCCTTCGGGTGCCAGAGGCGGAGGCCGTATTGCTGCTCGAGGTCCGCTTCGACGTGCGCCCAGTTGCGGATGAGGTCGATCCATCCGAAACGGCCGCCCGCTTTGCGGGATTGCCCGACCTGCTCGCCGGCTTCTTCTTCGGAGTCGACGTGCCGCGGGACCGCTGGGCCGAGTCCGGCTTGCTCGGCGAGCGATGGTCCTGCGGCGCCTGCGGGTTTGGGCCCTGGTCGCCCTCCTTGGCATTCCAGAACGCTTCGGCGGCCTCGCGGCCGAACGCGACCCATTGCATCGCGGCGCCGATGATCTTCTGGTAGGCGCCCCAGTTGAGCTGGTCGGCCTTGATTTGGGCGTGTAGCTCGGGGGTGAGCAGCAGGTCGACCAGCTCGTCGCTGTTCATCGAGGGCGCCTCGGCGAGAAACCTCTGGTCGTCCTCGGTGATCGGTTCGTTGCGGGCTGCGGTGGCGCCGATGACGACGACCCGCTGCACGAACATGCCGGTGTCGGCGTCTGGGCTGGGGATGGTGTACTCGTGGTCGCCGACGGGCAGCGTGATCTCGTGGTCGTAGAACGACTCTGAGAGCCTCTCGAAAGGCACAGTTCTCTCCTGGAGTTGAGACCCGGAGTGACCTGGAGAGTGGGGGCGCCGGCGTCCAGGTCAGCGCCGGCGCCCCCACGATCGACAGCTAGACGTATGTGATCGTGTAGCTGTTGCTGGTGCCTCCCGGGTTCGTCATGACGACCGGGTAGGAGCCGGCTGCCTTCGCGACTGCCTTGAGCGCGATCGCGCCGTTGGCGTACTCCCAGTCCGTGGTGTTGACGGTGGTGCCGCCAATCGTGATCGCGGACACGTTCGCGAAGTTGGTTCCGTTGGCGATCAGCAGAGCGCCGCCGGCAGCCGCGATGCCCGAGTTGGGGGCGATCGAGGTGATCACCGGCGCCGGGGTGTTTCCATCCTCCGGGTGGGTGATCGAGCTCCGCTGACCCTTGCCGCCCAGCGTGACCGAGACGACGTTGAGGGCTTCCATGCCGCCGCCGTCGGGCTCCCACTGCACGTTGGTGAATCCGCGGTAGGCCTCCCGGCGCGGGTTGGAGCCGGAGCCGCCGATGCCGCCGGCGGCCTCATAGATGCGGATGTCGACGCGGTTGCCGTTGCCGAGCTGCTGCGCGGCCAACCGCAGAACTTCCTGCCCCTGGTCGTAGCTGGTCGGGTCGGCGGCCTGGGTCTTGCGGCCGAGCTTTCCGGTCACGCCCCATTCGATAGCGGTGACCGCGCTGTCTTTGTAGCCGGCGGAGTCGTAGTCGCTCGAGTCCTGGGTGGTTGGGTTGAATGTGAGCTTGAGATCCTGCCAGCCGTTGACTGGGATCCAGTTGGGGGTGGCGAACGAGCCAATGTTGACGTCGACATACCAGTCGCGGGCGAGCTGGTCGGCGCCGAGTGGGACGCGTGCGGGTGCGGCCATGGATTACTCCTCGGTGGGTAGTGAACGGAAGTCAGCGAGCCGCGCCCGCTTCTCCTCGGCGGTGCCGGCGGTGGACAGGCCGGCTTCTTTCAGGGCGTCGTCGAGTGCGGCGCCCCTCAGCTCGTGGGCCTCCTCGACGATGGCGTCGATTTCGGCGGGGGTTGCTTCGCGGGTCCATCCCTGCCGGCCGTAGTAGTCGGCGAGCTGCTCGTCGACGGTATGCACGTCGCCGGCGGGGGTGCGGAGCTGGACTGTGGCCATGGTGGAGCCTCCTAAAGGCGGTGGGGTGCGGGCCGGGTTACCTGCAGGTAGTAGTTGCTGGAACGTGACCAGCGTCTGCTGGCGTCTTGACCGAGCGATGCCCCGGAGCGGCGTGCGCAGCTGGCGACGGTGATGCCGGTCGACAGGGTGAAGTGGGTGCGGCCGTGCAAAGCGTCGAAGATGGCGCTGTCGAGGTCTCGGGTGGGCAGCGGGTCGGAGCCTTCCCAGCGGACGATCGTTTGAAATCCGATGATCGACGCCGCGTGGACGGGGTCGTCGTCGACGGGATACAGGCTGAGCTGCACCGCGCGGACGGCGGTCTCGGGTGTGCTGTCGAGGTAGATGCCGGCCTGTGTGGCGGTGTAGGCGCCGGCGCCGGGTGCCTTCCAGGTGATGCCGGTGACATCCGCCGCGACCAGCTGCGCCATGCCGTAGAGCAGCTGCCGCTCAAAGTCGCTAGCCATTCAGGCCTCCGCGGATCCGCGCCGCAACGTGGTTGCGGACGGTCGGCAGCATGTGGCGGAACGCGTTCTCGAGGTATTTGGCTTCGCGGCCGGCGTCGTGTTGGAAGGACATCTCCTCGTGCTGCACGACCGCATACGGGGTGTCGTAGGACACAGCGACCTGCAGCTGGTCGCGGTTCTCTGAGACGTGCCCAGACCTGGAGAGGGTGCCCTCCTCGATCGGCACCCTGGTGTCCGATTCGGCGAGGATGATCTCGCCGGCCTCATAGAGGGCGTCGGCGGCGAGGCCTGCCACCTTGGCGGCGATCGGGCCTATGTCGAGGGTGTTGGTCCAGCCCTTAGCCATCAGCAAACCACTTCTAGGTGTTGCCAGGCGCCTAGCCCGGAGTCGTCGCGGCGGCTGACCTGCATCACGAAAACCTCGCGGCCGTCGTCGAGTAGCACTTTGGCGTCGGGGGTGAACACGTTCGCGTAGCGGAGCCGGCACAGCAGGGTTACCTCGCTGACGACTTCCTGCCCTTGCGGGTTGCGGACCATGCGCCGGCGTTCGTCGCGGAAGCACCGCACGGGGACGGCGCCGCCGTAGACGTCGCCGGCGGAGCCTTCGCCGAGCTGCGGTTGCACCGTGACCTGGTGTCGCAGCAGGTAGCCGGGGATCTCCATCGCCCTACCCGTAGATGACTGGGGCGACGGCTCGGAGGCCGGCGGCGGCGAGGATGTCGACGGCCAGTTGCGGCAGTCTGGAGCTCGACACAGCAGCCGCGGCGTTGCGGGTGTAGCTGGCCGAGCCGATCGACGCCGTCTGGTATTCGGCGCCGGCGCCGGATCCGCTGGTGTCGCCGGTCTCCTCCCAGTACTGCACGATCGCGCATGTCGCGTCCTTGAGCGCCGCTGCGACGTCGGTGTCGGTGGGTAGGCCCCCAGAGTCGGTGAGGTAGTAGACGCCGCGGAGGGCGTTGTCTAGGCGTGCTGAGGCGCCACGGAGCTGCGCCGGCGACGCGGCGGCAGTGAGGTCGCCGGTCCAGGTGCGGTAATCCGCCTCGGTCGCGTAGATCCGTGGCGCCATCGGTTAGCCCTCGAGCTGCTCGGCGGCCGCCTGGGCGTCGTCGTCGTCGCCCTCCAGGCCCTCGGCGGCGGCGACGTCGGCCGTCGATTGGGCGCCGGGGATGTCCTCGGGGGAGCCGTATTCGGCGTCGTAGTCGGCGACGCGCTGCCGCTTCTCTTCAGCCGTGCCATTCTTCGGCAGGCTGCGCGCCTCGAGCGCCTCGTCGAGCGCCTTGCCCTTGAGGTCGGCGCCGGCGGGGGTCAGCGAGTCCCGTACGCCGCCCATGTCGGCGACTACCTCGCCGACCGGCCCATTGCCGATCAGGGCCCGTTCGGCGTACTCCGACTCGCGCTGCTGTTGCACCTCGGGGTCGGAGATGACTAGGCCGAGCTTGCCGTCCTGCTGCTCGCCGGTCAGCGCGTTGATTGTCGGGTTGTCTAGCTCGACGTATGTGCCGACGGGGCCTGGGACGACGATCTGGTCGCCGGCGGCGTGGATTTCCGGGGCGACCACGTTGGAGCCGTGTGGGTTGCCCTCGGGGCCGTCCTTGCCGGCGTTGACCGGGGGCAGGAAGTCGTCGGGGTGCGGGTCGACAGCGGCGTCGCGTAGCGGGGTGCCGACGATGCTGCCGTCGCCTACGTCGCGCGGGTCCGGCGGCTCGAGGTCATCCTCGGGTTCGGCCGGGTCGCTGTTGATGCCGTAGCCGGCGCCGCGGAGGTAGCCGCGGACCGCGTCGGACAGTTCGCCGTCGTACTCAGCCTTGCCGTCTTCGAACTGCAGCACGGTGCCGTCGCCGAACGTCGAGTCGCCGGTGTAGTCGTCCTGCGGGCTGGTGATTGTGGTCTTTGCCACTGTGGTCTCCTAACCAGGGTGTGGTGCGGAGGCCGGGCAGCAGAGAAGATCTGCCCGGTCACCGCTGCTGGGGGTCGGGGTTAGGCGACCTTGATGTTGCGGAACACGCCCGCGGCGAGGGTCCGCTTGACCACGATCGCGACAGGGCCGAGCTCAGCCTCGCCGGTCTTCACAGCGCCGGCGGTGGAGAAGTCGGGCAGCCACTTGTTCACCAGCGGCTGGCCGTCGCCCATGCTCACGCCGTGGACGCCGTCGAGGCCGTACCGCACCGCGTAAATGTCGGCGAGATTGGTGATGTTGCCGCCGGCGCCGCCAGCGTCAGCGTCGCGGGTGCTCAAGGCGAGGATGTCGGTCGCCGAGCCGGGCTTGGTGCCCGGGTTGATGATCGGGATCCCGTTGTAGGTGTCGTAGGTGTTGCCGACGTTGTCGCGGGTCAGCGAGTACAGGCCGGCCAGTGATGCGACTACCTTGAGCTTCCCTCGCAGCTTGCGGGGCACATAGAGCGCGTCGGGGGTGCCGTCGAGCAGACCGAGCCAGGCGTCGATGTGCTCGAGGAACTGCAGCGCCTCCAGCTGGGTATCCATCGCGGAGCCGGTGAGGTCCAGGTAGCCGGACGTCACACCGTTGCTCAAAGGCAGGTACTCAGTCGTCGAGCCGGTCAGGGTCTTCGACAGCCCGTCGAAGCCGTTGGCGTCGACTGCGGTGTCGCCGTTGAAAAATTCGTCTTGGAACTTGGCCGATGAGGCCTTGAGCAGCTCCCGCATCTGGAACGCGGTCTCGGCCGCGGCGGCGACACGGTTGAGCACACGGTCGATCTGGAACGATCCGCCGAGCGGCTTGAGGTCGACGGTATAGCGCTGCTTGGTGATCTCAGTCGGGGTGTACTCGGCATTGATCGCGCGGAACGCTGCGGCGCGCTGCGTGATCTGGCGCGTGTAGCCGTAGGTCAGGGTTGCGCCGTTGCCGGCGCCGGAGACGACGTCGTCGAAAGTGATGCGGTTCAGCACATCGGAGCTTTTGGTGAACTCGTCGATGATCTGGACGTCGATGTCGTCGGTCGCGTTGAGCTTTGCTTGCGCAAGTGTTACGGGCATTTGCGGGACTCCTGTAATGGGTGCCCTAGCTGGCTTATGCGCCTAGCTGGGCGGCGATGGCTTCCTCGAGTGATGTTGCTTTCTTGGCGCCTTCGCCGGTCCCGCCGTTGAACTCTGCGCCACCCTTGCCCTTGGCCGCCGGGGCCTGCAGAGCTGGGTTGTTCTTGGCCGCCTCCTGGGCTGCCTTGCGAACGTCTGCGTCGAATGTATCTGAGGCGGGGTCCAGGTTCCCGATGGCACGCTCAAAAGAGCGGGAGTCGGTGACAGCGCCGGCGTTGACTTTCAGCTCCGCGGCGGCTCGCCATACGACCAGTTCGGCCTTGGTGTTGCGGACCTCCGCAGCTGCGGCCTCGGCCTTGGCTGTGGCCTCGGCGGCGGCCCGCTGGGCGATTTGGACGGGGTCGTCTTTCTTGCCTACGTCGACGCCTAACGCGGAGAGGGCCGCCTTGATTTTCTCGTTGGCTTTTTCCTCGGCGTCGCGGGCGGCGGTGCGCTTCTCGGCGTTCTCCCCGGTCAGCTTGCGGATGTAGTCCTGCGCGCCTGGGGGCAGCGATTCAACTTTGCCGTCCCACTCGGCCGGCGGCGGGTCGCCCTTGTCGCCCTTGTCGCCTCCTGGAGGCTCAGGCGTGCCGTCTCCTGGAGGCGGGGCCTCTGGCGGGGTTTCGGATCCGCCCATGATCGGCCACACATTGCGGCCATGGCGGTCGGCGAACAGCGGCGTGATTACGGCGCCGGTGATCGGGTGAACCTTGAACGGTGATGCGGACATACGGGTGCCTCCTGGGCTGACCTGGGTGGGATATTGCGCGGCCTCATTTGAGGCCGGAAAACGTGAAGCGTACAGCGAATCGCTTTACGCGTTACCGGCTAAACCCCTAGTCAGGCGGGGTCTTGGATCCGGTCGCGCGCAAGTTGGAGGTTAGGAAGGGCCGGCCCGTGGGGGAACGTCCCGGGGCCGGCCCTATGGCCCTTCTGGGGCCGCTGTTGGGGGGGCAGGCCGGCTAGGGGGACGGCCTGCCCCGGGGCAGCTTCCTAGCTTGCGGGTCTAGGTAGCTGCCAGCTGGTGAGGCAGCTTCGCGCCAGCGACTTGCGCGGCAGCCCTCCAACCATCGCGCCAGGCACGGCCCGAAAAGGCACGTGACGGGCCGTACGGGCAGGCGCGAAGTGGTTCGCCGGCGCGGTATGCGTCCGCGCCCTGGTGCCGGCACTGCCAATACAGGCTGTGCGGGCCTATCGGTCGAGCCACGCCATGATCATAGGCGCCGCTGCCGACGTTTCCGCCGTTCCCGTTCGCGTTGCTGCCGGCGGGCCGGGTCGTAGTTCTCCTCAGCTCTGAGAGCGGCGTCGGCGCGCGCGCCGGGTGCTTTGGCGGCCGCCTCGACGATCCGCTGGTCGGTGATGCCGGCCTGCGCGGCGAACTCGGCGAACGTCAGCCTCGGGTTCTTCTCCCAAAATCTGAGCAGTTCCTCGCTGGCGTAGTAGAAGCCCTGGTTTGCCGGGCCGGTGAACAGTGCCTCAAAGGAGCCGTATTTGCGCTGGAACTCCGCCATCACTGCACGCCGCACCATGTTGCCGTTTGTGGCTTTCTCGGCGTCCAGCCGGCTGCGGTATACCCAGTCGTCGTAGTCGGAGCGGGCCTCCGCCATGCGCTGTTTTTGGGACTTTTGGCCGCCACGGATGGGCCCTAGTTCCCAGGCGTTGGCGTCGCGGTCGGCGTCGATGATTGATCCGCCGGCGGCGAGGCGCCGGTCGAGCTCGCGGGCGGCCTGCTCGACGAATTCGTGCGCCGCCGGGTCGTCGCCGGCTGCAGATGCGTCCTCTAGCAGGGCTTTGAGCTCGGCGTCGGTGTAGCCCTCGAGCTCGGGGTCGGGGGCGAGCTCGGCCGGCGTCGGCTTGTCCGGGGTCGTCGGGACGAGGTCGGGACGGGGTGTTCTCCCACCTGGTGGGACAGCATGCTGTCGAACCGCGGTGCGGTAGCCCAGGTTTTTGCGGCCGTTCGCATCCCGCCACGCCTTGAACTCGGCCTGCTTCGCCGATAGCTTCGCCGCCGTACGTCGGGCAGCAGCGGGATCCAGGGGGGCCTGCGCTGCCCGGCGGCGTTTCAACTGGCGTATGCGCCGCTCATAGGCGCGTTGCCGCTGCCGCAGCAAATCTCCCTCGGGGTCGGCGGTATCAGTGAGCCGGCGCGTCACTCCGGGGAAGTAGGCGACGGTGCGGTGCCGGCAGTTCGGATGGAACAGCCCCTCGGCGATCGCTTCGTCGAGGGTCGCCTCAACGAGCGTGTCGTCGGACTGCACACCTAGCGCCGACATGTCGAGGGCCACGACTTCGCCCTCCCACGGCCGGCAGAGGTGGCATTCCTCGGGGGCGTTGGAGATCATCACCAGGCCGTGGCCTTTGGCGAGCAGCTGGCTGGTGTGGCCTTCCACCATGGCTTGGCCGGCGCCGGTCCTGGTGGCCATCTCGACATAGCTGTCGAGCTGCCAGTTCCGGCCGGCGCGGTCGGTGAACCCGGTCACGCCCCGGTCCGCGAACCGTGACAGGGCCTCCGCGGTGACCTCGCGGCGGGTCTGTACGCCGGTCACCACACGGCCCTCAACCTCATTGACGACCTGGAAATAGACGTCCTCAGGCCAGCGTCTGATGCGGGTGAACAGCGGCTCGGTTTTGTCGATCAGGGCTCGGGTGTAGGCGTCCACGGCGCGTTGGTTGGTGCGATGCCCGAGCGGCCGCGGGTCGCCGCCCAGGTCAGCCATGGCGACGGCGCCGCCTTGGTCGTAGGCGGCGGCCATGACTTGAGCGATGGCCCGGTCAGACCCCTTGCGCAGTTGCGCCAGAACTGTCTCGACGCTTTTGCGGAGGCCGTTGACTTCGAGCAGTTTCAGCTCCGCCCAGTGCGGATCATAGATCGACTTCTCAAGGTTGCGGGCCAGGATCTGCAGCAGTGTCTCTTGGGCGTCGGCGTAGACCTTGAGGACGGTCTCAGCGAGCCGCTCGGCGTCGGCCGGGGAGACAGCCATCTACTTACTTACTTGCTTGGGGAGGCTCTGTCTGCCACTGATCCGGCGAGATTTGCTCGGGTAGCGGGCCGATCATCTTCTGCCACCAATCGACGGTTTTGCCGTGCATCTGGACTTGCTGCTCTGGTGGCAGGTTGTGGATGCAGTCGCGGTGGTGTAGGTGCTCCCAGCCGTTGGCGGCGCGCTTCAGTAATGCCGCCTCGGCCAGCTTCGCGTAATCCGTCACGACTGCATCACCCGCCTAGCTCCTCGACAGCGTGCTCTACGCACAGCGCAACTAGTCGGGTCCAGTAGTCGACGACCTTGTCGTCGTCGTCGAGTCGCTCTTGGTCCATGAGGACCTGGGCGGCCGCCGGCTCCTCACAGTCCTCGATTTGGCACGTCCCTAACACACCCGGCATCAAGCGTCCCGGAGGCCTGGCGGGGCGTCAGCGGGCAGCGGCGGCCCATCCTGGGTTGCCTCGGGGCCGGCGCCCTCCGCCAGGCCGGGGGTGATCTGGTCGGGTTCGGTGACGGATGCGCCGAACTCCTCCATGATCGCCGCGACCTCGTCGTCGACGGCCTGGTCGTCCCACTCGGGGTGAAGCATGCGGACTCTCGTCTCGGCGCTGGCCGACTGTGCGGCGTAGAGGGCCTGGACGGATTGGGCGAGCTCGAGCTGCGACGGCTGCGCCACAGCCGGGAACTCGGGGCGGATCGTGTCGATCGGCCCCGGGCCGTTATTGAAAATCAGCCTGTCGAGCGCGGTGACGGCCTCGAGACAGTTGGTGATAGCGCGGCCGAAATATCGGGTCTTCTTCTCCCTGGTGGTGGCTGAGCGCTTCTCCCGCGCATGCACTTCGGTCGCGGTCGCGGTCGCCTCGTCGGCCAGCCCGAACGTTTGCGCCGAGTAGCCGGCGCCGCGCAGGATCGCCACTAGTAGGCCTTTGGCGGTGGCCTCATGTTCAGCGAAACGGATCGAGAACTGTTGCGCGAGCAGCTGCAGCGACGCGTTAGCAGCGGAGCCGGGCAGGTCAGCGAGCGGGGTGAACACCTCGCGGTCCAGGTCGAGGCCGGCGCCGCCGCCAGGGCCGGCAGTCTCGAGCATGTTCCCGGGGATCAAGATCCTTGCTTTGCCGAGCCGCACATCACGCATCCACGACGTATACGTCTCGTCGAGGCTATCCATGAGCGGCTCGACGCCGGCGTAATCGGAGCGTCCCAGGTCGCGGCCGGCCGGTTCGTTCCGCCACTGCCGGTTAGGGCGAATATTCGGGATGTAGGCGACCGTCAACCCATCCCAGCCGGTGACGATGCCGCCATCGTCGTCGAGGGAGATATCGGCTGTGACCTCGGATTCGGTGAGCGGGATTCTGCGGCCGAGCTTGTCGTCGGTGCCCTCGAATAGGCCGTGCTCGATACGGCCTCTCTCATGCCGCTCGAGGTGCCGCCACACCTTCGTTTCGTTGCGGGCCACAACCTGCCAGAACGTCACAGCCTGCAGCTGCCCGAACTTGAACTCCGGGATGGCCTGGTCGCCGCCCATGACAGTGATCAGTGGATGGTCGGCGATCTCCTGGTCCCACGTGGTGCGCAGATAGCCGCCGCCCAGAGCGGCAGTGACCTCGGCGGCCTCAATCAGCTTCGCATGCCAATCGTTGCTGTCGAGGACCTCGTCGAGCCGTTCCCGGTCGCTGTCGGCGAGGTCATCCGAAACTAGCTGCACCTCTTCGGCGAACAGCAGGTCGGCGGATGCGGTAGCGATGTCGGCGGCGACTGGGACGTGCAGTTTGACGCGTTGCTGCCCGACCCCGGTGGGTTGCCCCCAAAACCAGCGGGCTATCTTGCCGACGACGCCGCCGCGGCGCTGCGCGACCTTGTCGGGGGGGAACGCTTGCGCCGCCGCGGTGCCGGCGTACACCTTTGACAGGCCGTCGGCGTCGCCGACGTACCAGGCCGACCATTCGCCCATACGCGCAAAGATCGGCTCGAGCGGCGGCGGCGGCCAGGGCACACTCTGTGATGGCAGCGGCACTCTCAGCCCCCCTTTCAGGTGTGGATGTAAGGGCGCCAGAGGGTCTCGGTGGAGATGGCGCCGTATCGGAGTCCGTCGATCGAGTGATCGGCTTGCTTCATCGGTTTGTCGAGGCCCTTCTCAGCGGCCTTGTCGTCCCAGCTGTAGCCGGGCATTTCGGTGATCAGGCCGGGGCAGCGGTCAGTCACTCGGAGTTTGTCGGCGGTCAGCAGGCTTGCGAGGATCCGCACCCCGTAGACGACCTCGTTGTCGGCGTCCATGACGCCGCGTACACCAGCGCGGGCCAGCTGAATTTTCAGCTCGGCCGCAGACGGATCCACTGGGACGAACCGCGGCACGCGATCGCCCAGCCAGGCCTGCATGTCCTGCACGACCTCGTCGATCGTGGTCCGGGACGCGCCGGCGTCGCGGCGTCGGGACCGGCGCCACTCGTCCAGCGCCCACAGCCGGCCGTCGACGCCCAAACCCAGCAGGATCGCCGCGGTCGGGTTGGTGGCGCCGTAGTCGATGCCCAGGGCCAACAGTTGCTGCATGAGCGGCGACTCGTCGTAGGGCACAACATGCCGGGATGGCTCCCAGGATTCGAATACTGCGCCCTCGGCGGGCACCCACAGGCCGAGCACGTTGCGTTTGTAGAACAGGCCGGTGTTCTCGCGGCGGATCGCGGCCTTGCGTTCCTCGCTCAGCGCAGGGTTGTCGTCCAGCAGGAAATGCCACGACCGCCAGTCGGGGAGCTCGTTCAGCCGGTCGAGGAACTTGAGTTTGAGCCAGTGCGCCGGGTTGTCGGGGTTGGTGGTGCCGAACAGCTTCGCCGACTCCCACAGCCGGTTGAGTAGCTGTGTCCAAAAGTCCTCACGTAGCAGCGTGATTTCGTCGACGTAGGCGCCGGCGCACGTCAGTCCGCGGAGCACGTTCTCGGAGCGGATGTCGCTGGATCCGAGCACCCACACTTTGCGGCCGAGAATGGTCGCTGTGTCGGCGCCGGGGGTGTAATGCACGGCGCGGGCGATCGACCCGAATAGTGACGGGTCTTGCAGCGGCGAGAACACGTTCCGGGCTGCGGATGCGCGGGTGCGGGAGACGACTAGGAGCTCTCCGCGCTGCCGGCTTGTGTTGACGTACATGAGCCAACGCAAAAGGCTCGCGATCGTTTTCCCCGACCGCACGGAGCCTTCCCAGACGTTGATGCGGCCGTCGGATTCTTTGAGGCTGAGCAGCTGCTTAGGGCTGAGGGCGAGCTGCTCACTCACAGCTGCCACTCAACCGCGACGAAGCGATACTCAGGGCTCCGGCGGTCCGGCCGCGGACGCCAGACGCCTATTCGAAACTGCCGCCGGCCGCACGCGACGTACAGGCGCCAACGCGGCCGTAGCTGCTCACTCATCAGGGACGATGCCTAGGCCGGTGGCGATCTGGTCGAGCAGGTTCCCGGCTTCCTCTGCGGCCGGGTGCAACGTCTCCTCGATCCGGTTCACAACGGCCATCCCGGACGACAGGCCATTTTGGGTCTTCACAAAGTCGTCGGCGGGGATGTAGGCGAGCCGGCGGGTTTCCTGGGACCCCATGGGCGCCTTGACCAGGGTTGGCCAGGTGCCGCGGCGTTCCAAGACGTCGAGCATCCGTTGCTGTGTCAGCCACTGGATGGTGAGCTGCTGCTCAAGCATTGCGGCGCGTTTGGCGCGGGCGTCGAGCACCTTGGCGCGGGTGGCGTGTTCGGTGCCTCGACGGTCGAACGCGACGCCGGCGCGCTCACAGACCTTGGACACGGTCCCTGCAGCGACCTCGAGGGTGCGGGCGATCTCGTTGCGGCCCATACCGGATTGGGCGAGCTCGACGATCAGGGCGCGCGTCTCGGGGGTGGTTGCGGAGGTCATACAGCGGCCAGCTTTCGGGCCGTCAGTACATCACCAGGATGCCGATGCACTCCGCCGGCGCGTTAGCCCCCGTCGCGCGGATGAACACGGGGTATTCGCCGGCAGTGTTCGGTGTCACCGGGCCCGGCCATGCAACCCAGCCAGTCAGCGGCCTAGTCTCGCCGGGCTCATAGATGGCGACTTCGATAGCGGTTGTGTCGACGCCGTCCAGGAATGCGGCCGGCCGCAGAAAGTCGGCGTCCTCAATCGGCCGGAACGTCCTGGGCAGCCCTTCGGGGAACCCCATCACAGCCTCCCTTCGAGCCTGCTAGATGTGACGCGGCCAGAGAGCCGGCCGCCGGGAATAGCGCCAGACAGCCGGCTGCCGACCAGGTAGCCGGTCAGCTTCCCGACGCCCTCAATGTTGACCAGGACGATCGGTATCGCCTCGTCGACGGTGAACGGCTGCCCCACCTGCACCGACAGCGGGTGATAGACACGCTGCGCCTCGTCGACGGTGAACGGCTGCGACAGCTGCCGGGTTTTGAGGCGGGTCGCCGCCGGCGCCGTATCAGTTGTGGCCGGCTGCGTGACCGGTCTCCGTTTGGTGCCGGTGACCGGCTGGGCCAGGTTGGTGCTGTCGACGATGACCAGCTGGCGCGACTTCCGCCGCGTCGCCGGCTGCGCCAAATCGGTCTCGGCCGGCTGCCCGACGGCCTTGGTTTTCGTGCGGGTGACCGGCTGAGCTAGGTCGGTTTCGGCTGGCTGGCCGATGAACACGCTGATCCGGCCGCCTTGGGTGACCGGCCGTGCCGTGTCAGTCGTCGACGGCTGAGTGACAGTGCGCCGCTTCGAACGGGTGACGGGCTGAGCAATGTCGATGGTGAACGTCGGCGCCGTGTAGTAGCCGGGGAAGACGTCGGACCCGGGGAAGAGATCGGGCCCGGGATAGGGCGTCTGCTGCCCGGTCGTCTTCCGCTTTAGACGGCCCGCCGGCTGCGCCGTATCGGTGGTCGCCGGCTGGGTGACAGTGCGCCGCTTCTGCCGGGTTACCGGCTGCGCGGTGTCGGTTTCGGCTGGCTGAGTGGCCGTACGCGATTTGAGGCGGGTGACGGGCTGCGCGGTGTCGGTTTCGGAGGGTTGCCCGACGAACACTTTCAACGGCCGCACCAGCACGGGCTGGGCGATATCGGTGGTCGCAGGTTGCCCAACAGCCCGCTGCTTCGAACGGGTGACGGGCTGAGCCGTGTCGGTTGTCGACGGCTGCCCAACCGCTTTCGACTTGGTGTGGGTGACCGGCTGGGCGATATCGGTGGTCGCCGGCTGCCCAACAGCCTTGGTCTTGGTGTGGGTGACCGGTTGAGCCGTGTCAGTGGTGGCCGGTTGCCCGACAGCGACCTGCGTCCCGCCCGGCCCCGGTTCGAGCTGGAGGCCGCCGGAGCTGTCCTCCAGCAGCAGCTGCCCTTGCGGGGACCCGCTCTGATCCTCCAGCTGGATCGTGTCGCCGGACGCGAACTCGATCATGGTTTCCAGCTGGAAACCGCCCGAGTTGTTCTCCAGCAGCAGCTGCCCCGACCAGTCCTCGAGCCAGAGCGTGTCGCCTAGATAGAACTCGGTGCGCGCCTCGAGCTGAAAGAGATCGGACCCGTTCTCGGCGAGGATCCGGTCGCCGGTCTCCAGCAGGTACTGGTCGCCGGGATCGAACTCAATGGTGGGCTGCAGCTGCAGCAGACCGGAGCCGTCCTCCAACAGGTAGCCGCCGCGTTCGTCCTCTTGCAGGTAGGTGTCGCTGGGGTGGTAGCCGACGGCCGGCGAGGCAGGGGCTCCAGCGGCGGCGGCGGTTTTGATCGCGATCGATACCGCGACAAAGTGGACGTTATTGACCGACGTGAACGTCTTTGAGCCGGTGCTGCCGGACGCGGAGAGCTGTTTTACTCCGCCCGTGATGCCCATGGCGCCGCCGACGACTTGGTCGTACAGTTCCGGGACATCCCCCGGAGGCGTGTAGCTGCCGCTGGAGCCGCCGCCGCCGGAGTTGGTGTGGCAGATCAGCAGGTCGTCGGTGGCGCTCGGGGAGATGTCTGGGCAGACGTGGCTGACAGACCCTGTGGCGCCGCTGTTGTTCTGGTTGGCCACGTCCACCGGCGTGACGGTGTCGGCTTCGTCTAGCACGTAGACGATGAGCGCCTTCTCCTCATCGGCCGACCCGGTTTCGGTGACCGATACCGTCACGTCGCCGGTGGCGGAGATCGCCTTCGTGTAGGACTTGATGTGACCCTCGGTGCCGGAGCCGCCGTCAGAGGTGCCGCCAGTTATCGGGTCGATTCCGGTGCTGGACCCGCCGATGGTGGGGCTGGGCATGTTCGACAGCGCATAGAAGTCGTTGCAGTGAATGATCACCAACGTGTCGCCGCTTTGCGGCTGCTGCGTGCCCGTGCAGATAGCCGAAACGGTCGCCCCGGTCCCGGTCCCGATGACGGGGGCGCCGCCGCGGATGGATATGGGCACGGCTCACCTCACGGCGCAGCGATTAGCGAGCCGTTTTCGTCCCGGTTGTTCGACCAGGTGGCGTAGGTGCTGCCGTTGCCGGTGTCAAATTCGTGATAGTCGAACTCGCCAGAATGGATTGGCCCGAAGTCGTTGTTCGTGACGACACAGTTGCGGCCCTTGTGGTTGAACCGCAGATGGTAAAGCCCGGCCGCGAAGTAGTTGTTATTGATCGTCGGCGTGAACGTGTTCCCGGTCTCGCTGGGCGGGCCCATCGTCAGCGCCGCGTTCATCGGCGTGCCGATAGTGGACGGGCTCGACGCGACATAGCAGTGCTCAACGGTGAACGTGGAGCCGTCCACGGTGTCTTGGAAGTGCTGCATGCCGTCGCAGTGTTGGGCTTCGTCGGTGAACCGCTGCGACCCGATGTAGCACTGCGAAATCAGGGTGCCCGTCTTCCCCACCCAGTGGATGCCGTCGCCGGTCCTGGTGACGTGGCAGCGGCGGACGACCAGGCCGTCGTCGGAGGAAATGCCGTTGACCTGCGGGTTCGTGCCCACCAGGTTCCCCACCACGGTCGTGTCGAGGACCGTTAGGGTGCCGTTGCTGCCCGACAGTGTGACCCCGAAGATGTCGTCCGGGCCACACACGATCAAACATTTGCTGATCGTGGCGCCCGGGCTGTCGTTGGCGACCACGCTGCCGCCGTTGATGTAGGCCAACGTCAAGGTAGCCCCACCGGTCGTGGAAACCAGGGAGGTCCCGTCCCACGCCCAGCCAGAAGGCGCAGCGCCGCCGGGGGTGTATTCGGTTAGGGCGCCGTACTCCGAGAAGTAGCCGACATTGCTGGAGGTGGCGCGGACGCCGGATGCGATCGGGTGCGACTCGGACGGTGTCGATGAGGCTGTGACCCCGGGAATCGGTGACATGCTTCCTCCAGTAGGGGTCGGTGTGGGCGTTCTGCTCGGTGTGGGCGTCGGGCTCGGTTTCTTCGGTTTGGCTACTGCGTCGGCTCCGACAGCGGCGGCGGCGAGGCCGCCGGCTAGGCCGGCGAGCATTGTGCGACGGGTGATCATGCCGAGAGCCTGCCGAGCAGCAGCCAGCCGTCGGTGGAGATCTTGATCGCGGTCGCTCCCGTGTAGCGGGCTGCGATCTTCAGTCCCGGGTCAGCGTTGACGGTGGCGCCGCTCCCAGCAGCGAACGTTGGTTGCCCGACGCCTAGCCAGATGAAAGTGATCTGCCCGCCGATCGCGATCGCCGCCGTTGCGTTCGACGGCAATGTGACGGTGATCGCGGATGCGTTGGACAGCGTGACGATCTTGCCCTTGTCGCCGGCGACGGGGGTGTACGTGGTCCCGGTTTGGGCGTTGATCGGTAGATCCTCGAGCGCGGTGACGCGGTCGTCCATGGATTCGATGCCGGCCTCGATGCGGTCGAGCTCAGCCTCAGTGATAGGGGTTCCGCCGCCAGGACCGTCCTGCCAATCCTTCGGGGTGAAAGTTTCCGGCATCTAGGGGTCCTCTCGTCTCAAACTAGGTTGTCGAGGCGGGCGTGGACGTTTGTGATCGTCCACGCCGCCGAGGT